GATAGATATATTTAGAGGAAGAGATACAAGAGTGCCTTTTCCTAAAACAAAAAAAGTTTTAGATGCTCCTAAACAAGGTGAGTTATCTGCAAAACCTCATTTCTTTATTAATAAAATATTAAAAGGTTATGAAGAAAACTATGGTAAAAGATTTTTGAAAGTAGCAACCACAGGAGAAGGAGGTACATCTATTGCAGGTGGACTAATAGGATTTAACATTGACCCTGAAGCACCTGTCTTTGACGTTAATGCTCCTTTGAGTTCTAGACTTGGCAGAGCATTTTTAGGTGCAGCCGGAGGTTACTTAGGTGTTACTGCATTAAAAAAGAAAAAAATAAAAACTGTTTATGGAAAAGATACTGACGAACCTGTAGAAATAACAGAGTCTCTTGCAGAAGTATTAGGTAGACAGATTATAGATAAGTATGGTCTAACAAAAGATTATAAAAAATTACTACAAAAATATGATGGTACTAAAAATGATATAGCTTCTGCTTTTGTTCGTATTGCAAAACAAATGCAAAAACTTTCAAAAGATGAAAGAAAAATTTTATATAATATGTTAGAAGGAGATATTAAAAATGATATACCTTCAGATAAATTAAAAGAATTAAGTAAGATGGCTAGAGACCTGATAACAGATACAGGCCAGATGTACGTAGATTTAGGTCTGTTAGCACCTAAGACTTTTAAAGAAAATAAAAACAGATACTTAGGAAGATTATATAGAGGCAAAGAAGAAGATATACCTATTGAACTAAAAAAGATTGGTGATGATTTAAAACCTAGAGGAACACTTCATGAAGTAACAGTGGGAGATTGGTTTATGACTTACAAAAATCAAAAACCAACTGTTAATGATATTGTAGACCCAGACCATAAAGGTTGGGAATTACTAGGTGACTTTGAAGAAATAGGTGGACAGTTATATCAAGTTACTAAAAGACAAAAGCCTACAGTGACAGATGAAAGGTTAGGTAAAAAAGGAAAAGTAGTTGGAAAAAAATTATTAAAAAGAGATGAAATGATTCCTATCCGTTGGCAACTAACAAAAGAACAAAGACTAGCCAAAGGTGAAATAGAAGACGCAGCAATTTCTATGGAATATACAGGTATCTTAATGGCTCAAACTGTAGCAAAGTATCAGTTTTATGCAGATGTTGCTGCTCAATTTGCAGAAGAAGCAGGGGGTAGAACAGCACAGCAAATGTTAGCTTTACCTCAAAGATATAGAAAGATACCAGAAAATAAAATATCAGGTACTGTATCTAAAAAGTACGGAGCATTAGCAGGTAAGTATGTTCCTGAAAATGTTTATAAAGATATCATGGGTACAAGAAGATATCAAGAAAAATCTTCTAATGCAGTTTATGCAAAATATAAAAAGTTAAATAGTTTATGGAAAGTTTCTAAGACTGCATGGAATCCAACAGTGCATGTTAATAATGTGTTTGGTAATATTGTATTAAGTGATTTAGCAGATGTACCTATTAGAACTTTACCTAAAGCATTTAGAGCATTAAGAACTCATGGTAAAGAAGGACATCGTTCTGAAATAGTTTTACTAGCAATTAAACATGGTGTATTTGATGCAGATTTTGTTAATAAAGAAATTAGAAATTTTAAAGAAGGTGAATTAGCAGGTATCTATAAATCAAAAGCCAATGCCGATGAATGGGATAATGCTGTAAACATATCTGATAAAATTTATAGTAAAATTAGAAATAATTCTATTACAAGTAAATTAGAAGATTGGTATAGAATAGAAGACCATGTATTTAGATTAAATGCTTTCATGCATAGAATGAAGTTAGGTGATTCTGCAGAGGATGCTGCTTTATTTGCTAGAAGACAGTTTATAGATTATGATATTGATGCACCTTTAATTAATCATTTAAGAAATACGGCTACACCTTTCTTATCTTTTACTTATAGAATAATTCCTTTGTTAGCTGAATCAGCAATACTTAGACCTACAAAATATGCAAAGTATATAGCTGCAGGATATAGTTTAAATAAATTAGAAGAGATATATGGTGGTGAAGATGCTAAAGTAGAAAGAGCTTTACTACCAGATTATGAAGCAGGTAATATTTTGGACATGCCTTTTATGCCTAAAAAAGTAATTAGAATATCTGGTAAGTCAGAAGACGGAACATCTAAATATTTAAACATTAGTAGATTTTATCCGGGTGGTGACATATTAAGTTTTGAAGGTGACAATGTTGTTCCTTTAATTCCAGAACCTTTACAACCTTCTTTTGGTATTGGTGGAGATTTTTTATTTTCTATGATTGGATATGATATATTTAGAAAACAAAAAGAATTTGGTAGGGGTGGTGGAACTGCTCTTGAAGAAACAACAAAAGCTTTAGGTAGTTTTGGTAAAAAGTTAATACCTAACTTCCCTTTCTTACCGGGTTCTTATTCTACAAAAAGATTAGAAAGAGCAAGAGCAGGAGATGTATCTAAATTTAGAGAACCTCAAACTGAATTAGAAGCTTTACTAACTTCGTTTGGATTTAAAGTAAGTAATAAAAGTATTAGAACTTTAGGTGCAAGTCAAAGGTTAGAATATGAAAGACAAGTGAGAGTACAAAAGAGTAAACTCAATCAATTAAAAAATCAAGTAGCCACAAATCAAATAAGTATGGCTGATTATGATAGACAAGTAGGAAAAGTATTAGCTAAAATAAATCAACTAACAAAAAAGTTTGTTGGTAGATTTGATGGCATAGACCCTTATGCTATGACTTTTAATTTTGATATGACAAAGTTTATGGGTAGAGGTGATAAGGCAACAAAACCTGATAAGGATTATGATTAAGGAGGATAAATAATGTTTGGTGGATTACCAGTAGAAATGATTACAATGCTAGGCTCTAGTGTACTCGGTGGAGTTATGTCCATTTGGGCACAGAGTATTAAAGCAAAACAAGAAGAGCAAAAGATGTTATTAGCAAGAGCAGAAACTCAAATGTCTTTTATAGAAAAAGCAAGAACTTATGAAAATAAAGGATTCCAATTTACAAGAAGAATAATTGCATTGACTGCAGTTTTTTTTATTATAGCATGGCCCAAGTTAGTGCCGGTGTTATTCAATACTCCAGTGATATTGACATGGACAGAGTTTACTCAAGGATTCTTATTCTTGATAGAAAAGAAAGAAGTATTGATGGACAAAGAGTTCTTAGGTTTAGTGATAACACCACTAGATACACATCTAATGTCTGCTATTGTGGGACTGTACTTTGGTGGGAGCTTGGTGAAGAAGTAATGGCTGATAGTTTATTAAATTTACAAGATTCTTTAGCTGAAACAATAAAAGAAAATGAAGGAGGATTAGTTTTAGAACCTTACAAATTAGAATACACAACGAGAGATGGAACCACTGTAAAAGAAAACGTATATACTGTAGGTTATGGAACACAAATAACAGACAAAGAATATAATGATTACATTAAACTAAATGAAGAACAAAAAATAAATTTTGTTAACAAAAAGTTTACTGAAAAATATGAACAGGCAAAAATTGATGCTAATACTTATATGCAATCATACGGTATTACAAATGCCCCACAAAATGTAAAAAATGTTATAGTTGAAATGGCTTATAACATGGGTAGAGGTAGTGCAAAAAATAAGAAAGGATTGATGAGTTTTAAAGGATTTGCTTCTGCAATAAAAAAAGGTGACTTTGAAAGAGCAGCAAATGAGTTAAGGTATATTGACCCTAATGTTCCTGAAAAAGGTGAAACTAATTATTACAAGCAAATAGGACCTAAGGGTGACCAAAAAGAAGAAGATAGTAGAATTGGCAAACTAATACAAGCTTTAACTACGATAACTCAAACTAATAAAAAATCTTTAGCAGCAGATTTAGCTGCAAGAAGAGCAGGTGTTAATTAATACAATCCGTTAACAAACCTAGTTAACTTCTTATTAAGTTCATCCATTTCATGTCTTGAATAATTAATTAATGAACAGAGGTTATTAGTATACTGATACTCGGGGAACTCCCTGTCCATTATAAATTTAAATTGTTGTGGTTGTATAAAGTTGTAGTCTAATTGTATGTCACTATCTCGATTGAGATTGACGGAGTAGTTAAGTAAGTTCGCAACATAATCAAACTTTCTTTGTTTCTTGTTTTTGTCCAGATTCATTGGATGTTTCCTTTAGCTGTGCTAATCCTGTTATTAAAGTATGTACTTCACCATAAGGTCTAGTAAACATATATTTAATTACATTCTGTAGCAACTCACTACTTATTAAGTAATTTTTCATGTTCTTTTTTCTCCTTGTTTAATTGTATATTTCTTAACTCTTCTGTAATTATTGTAGATAAATCCTCATACAATAATCTTAAAGAACCAAAAAAACTGCTATGATTGGATATCTTTACATATCCTTTATCCCTTACTTGCTTTGATTCAAAGTTATCTAAAGACAGTAATAGTTCACCTGTAAAAGGGTCCTTAACTATTCTCATTTTCCACCCCGTAATTATTATAATCAATTAGTTTATTAATAGGGATTAGATATCCCCATGAAGTATTATTATCCCCACCGGGGATTTTTTTGAATGTATTATTCTTAATAATATTCTTTAAGTCTTTTGTCTTTAATGTTATATTAAAACAAAACTTGTCTTTACTGTAGAAATTAATGGTCCACCATTCAGCCTGTGTCTTGGCAATCCCACTTTCTTTTCCCCTACTTTGATATTCACAATAGTGATTCCCTGTTTTAATCCACTTATCTCTTTCAGACTTTACCTCAGTCTTTTCGCCTTGTTGTATTTCTGCAACAACTGCTTCCCCTTGCTTACCCCATTCTAAATCATATTTAAAGTTTGCATTATGCTTCATCGATAACCTCCTTTGGATTATTTATTTCTACATACCAAGCAAACTTAGGATTGGATGCTTTCGATTGTTGTTGTGGTAGATATTGTATGTCCTCACCCCAACACTTTTGTTTATATGGACAATACGAACATACAGTTCCTAATATTTTATTACCTGTAGGTTTCTTGTAAAACATTTCTTCTTCAACGTCAAAGCATTTTTCAAAAGGTTTGTCTTCCATTAATGCTTTCGTATTATCTAAAGCTTTTTGAATAGCTTCTTTTCTATATTGAGAATCATCTTGTGGTGGTTCACTCAATAGTATTTCACCGGTAGCTTTGTTAATAACTATCCAACCACCAAAAGGTTTCTTTGTTGCTTCGGAATATAGATATCCTTGAGTTAGATATCCAAACACATCATCTTTAGCAACCTTCTCAAATCCTCCACCACTTTCACCAAACTTTTTATCAAAGGCAAAAGGTGAAGCTGATTTAATATCATAAACTTTATCATCAATAATAATATCGTATGTGCCTTTCATGTCAAACCATTTTGTTTTGTACTTGACATTCTTTTGTACACCTTGTATATTAGCTTTGGTAGTTCTTAATAGCATTACCACAATAGCTTCTAAGATATCACCAAACAAAAACTTTAATTTATTATTATAATTTTCATATGACTGTATAGCATTACCACCGGAATATTTCTTTTCCATTTGTAATTGACATAGTGGTTTGCCAATACTAGACATTCTAATTCTAAACTCAGATTCCCTCTCTTGAGTAAATTGTTTTTCTACTGCTTGTTTGCAGTCTTTTAGAAACTGTTTCAGTATCTCTTTAGGTATTGCCACAGGCTTACGTTGGGCCTGTGACAATAAAGATTTTACTTCTTCTAAGAAAGTCAAGAGGTTATTTCATCCATGATTTCATCATCTAACACATCTTGCTCTGTGACGTGGCCTTTCTTAGCTTTGTTATGTTCTTCTTTGACATAGCTATTCTCTGCCTCCACATATTCTAAGAAACCTTTTAATGTTTCTTTATCTGAATCAGAAAACTTAACATCTTGATTACTATCTTTTATCTTAGCAACAAAGTATGTGACACTTCCTTTTGTATGCTTTTCTGTTCCATTAAAATCTAGAACAGTATTGTACATTATCTTATTACGTTTAGATAAGCTTTGAAGCATATTGCCTATGGGCATAAAGTTTACACCTCGTACTCTATATAATACAGGTTCGTTTGTCAAGATAATTTCTTCACCTTTTGAAGACTTACCTTTAACCGATACAACACCAAAGACATTTCGATAACAAGTAATCTTATCCTGTTCTATCTTAGCAACAGGGTCTAAGTTTTCTCTTTCTGCTTTGGGTACACTTCCACATGATTCAGTTCCATTGGTATCTATCTTAGAATCAGACCAACTTCTAAACATTACAGTCTTGTAATTATTCTGTTCGTTTTCCTCATCATATTTTTTATATTGAAATGTATTTAAGAAAGGTCTAAAAGAAACTTTCTCTGCATACACTGTGCCTTTGTCTGTGCCTTCTACTTTGTACAGACCTCGTTTGATAGCATTACCGTCACTATCTTCTGCTTCATAGTTAATAGATAACCTAGCTAAAGATGAACCACCCATGTCAGCATCTTGTCCGACCATGGCCATTATCTTATCGTTAGATAAATTATCTAAATTACTTAGTTCGTTTGACATATTTGTCTCCTTATATAAATATATTATATCACAAATCTGTGGATAAGTCAAGCCAATTCGTACCACTCTTGATTTCAAAATCAAGGGGGACATTTAAATCACAATCAAATCTTTCTTTCAGTGATTCTTTTATACCAGAAAACCCTTGATTTAAACAGTCAAGGACTTGTGAGTATTCTTCCGGATGAACATCGAGTATCACGGAATCATGGACTGTATTAATCAGTAAGGTTTTCATATTGTTTTCTTTCAATAGATTCCATACATTAATACAGGCTATAGGAACTATATCTGCCGTGGCAAAACCTTGGACAGGATAGTTTTTAACTGCAGTAGATTGGGTACTACTGCCGTCTTTTCTTCTATAGATATTAGGGAAGTAATATTCTCGACCACTCGGTAGTCTTACTATCTTAGATTTTATTGCAGTGTCTTCTAACTTCTTATGCCACTCTGCAATGTTCTCATACTTCTCTAAAAACTTTTGATAATATTC